ATTGGGAGAGGGGGGAAGGGAGGAGGAGTTGAGGTTGGGGGTTGGGGGGTCCGGATGGGGTGGTGTGCTCATGGGGGTGCATCCCTGTTGGGGTGGGTGAGGTCAAAAACCGGCAAGGGGGAGGGTAGGGTTGAGGGGTATGGGAAAGGGTGGGGGAAAAGGGGGAGAAGGTGTGGGAGAGGGGGTTGAGAAAGGCTTGTAGAAAGGGCTAAAAAAGCAGGGGTTGGAAAGTGAATATGGGGAGGTGTCGGGAAGGAGTGTGGGAATACTTGTCAAAGGGGAGGGGAAAGGCATAGGGTTGTTGGTTATGGCGAGAAGATTGGATGACAGGAAGTGGCGGCTGTTGGTGGCGGCGTTTCGAGCGAAGCCAGGGAACATCAGTCATGCGGCGAGGGAGGCGGGGACTGATCGGGAGACGGCGCACAAGGCGTGGCATTTGGGGAATGAGAGGGAGGGGCGTTTATCGATCAAGGAGATCTTGGAGGAGGAGGACAAGAGTCGGAGGTCGTTGACGCAGGCGAGGGAGGAGGCGATTCGGACGGAGACGGAGGCGTTTGCAGCATCTTTGAGGGGGGATGTGCGAGCGAATGCGTTGGAGGAGTACGAGCGGACGAATCAGTATCTTCGAGCTGCGGCTATGACAGCGACTTCTGCATTGGTGGCGACCCATCGGTTGCAGCCGGTGGTGCAGGAGTTGGGGATGTTGGCGCCCAAGTTGGTGGAGGTGGTGCACACGGAGTTGATGGGTGGGGGGATGAACGGAAAGCAGGCGATGGAGATGTTGGAGAAGATCGCAGCTTTCACGAAGGCGGTGGCAGCGACCTCGAACTCGGCGACCTTGCAGGGGGCGAAGGTGGTGGAGGTTGCGCGGGCCAGGGCAGGGGATGTGACGATCAACATCAAGGAAGCTGTGGACTCGGAGCCGTTTGATCCGAATGAGGCCAAGCGGATTGCGGCAGAGCTTGCAGAGGCGGCAATGGAAGTGGAGGCGGCTGGAGAGGGCATGCCTGTGCTTTCAGTGGTGCCGAGCTCCAAGGTTGAGGTTGGCTAAGTGGGGGAGGGGGGGCTTGCCCCAATGAGGGGGTTGGGGCAAGTGCGATCGGCCTGAAAATTTCGGGAACACTTTTTTAAAAAAGCGGGGCTGAATGGAAACGCCGCAAAACGTCCACTATTTGAATCCGTCTCAGGCGGCGCATGTGAAGTTGCGCGAGAGTCGGAAGAAGTTGGTGGAGTTGGCACGGATCAACGGAGCGGCCTTCAACGCGTTGGTGCTGAAGGACGAGTTGAACGGCAATCCGGTGCGAATGGCACCCATGCATCGGGCATGGCATCAGCTTGCCGAGCGCCACAAGTATCTGAACATCATCTCCCACGTTGAAAGTGCAAAGGCATTGGCGATTGATACGCCGATTCCGACGCCAGATGGTTGGCGGCAGATGGGCGATCTTCGTGTGGGAGACAAGGTATTTGCGCGAGATGGAAGCGTAACTGAGGTCGTAACCGCGACTGAGGTAATGCACAACCATCGATGCTATCGGGTGCGGTTCACAGATGGGTCCGATGTCATCGCCGACGCAGAGCACTTGTGGCTAGCATGGACAGATGATCGCTACGCCAAAAATCAGGATGCCATAGAGGTCACCACGGAAGAGATGTTGCAGCGTGGTGTGACTGTTGGCGAAAAGCCACGCAAGTACCCGTGCTATCGATGGCGCGTGCCGATTGCGGGAGCGGTTGAGTATCCAGAGCAAGAGCTTTCGCTGCATCCCTATGTCATGGGCGCATGGTTAGGGGATGGCAGTTCCGATTGCGGGAGGCTGACCTATCATCCGGTGGATCGGTATATCTTTGATCGGTGCTTGGAGCTGACCGCCCTCAAGGCTGGAGTGCCTGGACGAAAAAAGACAACAGAGGCAATATCGCAGGGACTTGTTGTCGCTCCGGGCAAGAAAGGTGTTGCAGGTGGGCTAACAACCATGCTGCGCCCGTATGGTGTGCTGAACAACAAGCACATCCCTGACGAGTACATGCATGGCAGTATTGAGCAGCGCATGGAGTTGCTAGCTGGACTGCTTGATACGGACGGAACTTGCGCCGCAAAGAACCGAGTATCGTTTTGCACGGCATCGCCTCGATTGGGCGAGCAAGTGCTTGAACTGGTGCGGTCGCTGGGATTCAAGGCAACTATTCGCAAGCTTCCTACACATGTTCTGGTTGCGTTTACCGCATGGAGGCAAGTTTTTAGGCTTCCCCGCAAGGCGGCAAAACTTCAGAACATGCAGCGCACAAAGGAATTAGCAGCAAAAACGATTTGTGCCATTGAGTCTGTCGAGTCTGTTCCCGTGCGGTGCATTCAAGTGTCCCACGCCGAGCACACTTACCTATGCGGCAGGTCGTATACGGTCACACACAATTCACAGACACTGAGCGTGGGGCGTGTGCTCTTTGAGTTAGGGCGCAATCCGAACACGCGTGTTGTGATTGTGTCTAACACGGTGACGCAGGCGCAGAAGCTGGTGAAGTCGATTGCGGGCTACATCCAGCGCAGCGACGAGTTGAAGGAGATCTTTCCAAAGTTGAAGCCAAACGCGATGGGGCCTTGGACGCTGTCGCAGTTGGCGGTGGAGCGAAAGGGGCAGCCGAAGGATCCCTCGGTGCAGGCAACTGGCGTGCATGGGTCTATCGTTGGTGCGCGTATCGACTTGCTGGTGCTGGACGACGTGCTGGACTACGAGAACGTGCGGACTCCAGGGCTAAGAGATGATCTCTGGGATTGGGTGCATTCAACTCTGCTGGGCCGTCTGACTCATCATGCGCGCGTGATCTCGGTGGGAAACGCCTATCATCGAGATGATCTGCTCCATCGGTTTGAGCGCAACCCGATCTGGCACACGGTGCGGTTCCCTGTGGTGTCGGATGAGGGAGTGCTGAGTTGGCCTGAGCGTTGGCCGCTTGAGCGCATCGCCCAGAAGCGCGAAGAGCTGGGGCCAATGGAGTTCGCGCGGCAGATGCTTTGCCAAGCGCGAGATGACGCGGAGAGCCGGTTCAAGCGTGAGTGGATTGATCTGTGCCTGCAGAGAGGCAATGGCCGCACCCTGCAGCACGCCATCGCCACCATTCCTCCCGGTTGCTCTGTGTATACGGGAGTGGACTTGGCGGTGCAGCAGCACTCCAGTGCTGACTTGACGGCCTTTACGACCATCATGGTCTACCCCAACGGGGATCGAGAGGTCATCAACATCGAGTCAGGGCGTCTGGCTGGCCCTCAGATCGTTGAGAAGATCCGTGACCTATACCATCGGTACCAAGGCATATTCTTTGTAGAAAATAACCAGGCCCAAGATTTTATCTTGCAGTTTCTGCGCGCTACAACGGCTATTCCGGTTCGTCCATTCACAACGGGGCGAAACAAGATTCACCCGGAATTTGGCGTTGAGTCATTGGCCGCAGAAATGGCAGCTGGTCGTTGGATTATTCCCAATAAAGACGGCAGAATGCACGCCGAGGTCGATGCGCTTGTGAATGAGATGCTCTATTACGACCCCAAGTCTCATACAGGCGACCGCTTAATGTCCACCTGGTTTGCCCGTGAAGCAGCACGGCAAGGCAGCATTCGCGCAGAGTCTGGATACATCCCCACGCTGCGACGGTAGAGGTATTGATCGAATGGGCCGACGCAGCAAGCAGCCGGACGCGGTGGTACCGAAGGCAACAGGACCCTTGCGCTACCCGTGTGACCGCTGTGGTGAGCGGGAGGGGGTGCGTTGGGGTGTGGCTACTGTGGTGCATGGGGAGCGCGGTGGACGGCAACAGCGGGTTGGACTATGCGACCCGTGTGCTGCGGCATGTGCGGCCCCTGGGTCTATTCAGTCCTCGTTGGGCGGCGTGACGCACGGGTTTATTAGTAACGGGAGACGAGGATGACAACCGAAGAGCTGACGCAGGCGTTGGAGCACGATCTTGCTCAAAAGGAGCTTGAGCCAGAGGTCCCTGCCCCTGTGGTATTGGCACGCTATTGCCTTCAGAATGCTGCCGTGGCTGCCCGAGGTGCTGAGTGCGCTTTGGTGGCTTGTCGGCCTCCTGCCATTGTAGAAGCGAAGAAGGCGGCGCAGTTGGCGATTGACAGCTTGGAGCAGGCGCTTGTGGTGCTTGGCATGATGGAGAAGGCACATGAGTAGCGGAACTCGGTTTGAGTCCTACGCCGCCAAGAAGCTGCAGGCGGGACTGGCTCCTGACATCATGTCGCGGGTGACGCGACTGGGGATGTCGCCACGGCAGCAGGAGATGAACCGCCTGTGGGCTGCCTATCGAGGGCAGCAGTACGGTCACCGGAAGATCGATTGGGATGGCACTGAGCGGCCTGATGGCATCGAGGCAGAGGCTATTGCCTCTCAGGGTTTTGTCCCTCCTGGGTATTACGATGCCGGCGCCACTTTTCCGGTCAAGTTCCGCCGGCCTTCGCTGCCGTATCACCTGCGGAAGGTGATTGTGGACCGCTTTACAGGATTGCTGTTCAGTGATCGAAAGCACCCGGTCATTCGAGTGGAGGGCGACAGCGTCAGTGAGGACTACATCCGCACCTTGGCAGAGGTGGCGCGGTTGTGGCCTGCCATGATTCAGGCGCGGACCTATGGCGGGGCTATGGGAACGACCGTGGTCGGGTTCCAGTTCGTTGATGGCAGGCCGGTGGTAGAGGTGCACGATCCCCGCTGGTGCATTCCTGTGTTTGAGGATCGCTACGCGCTGCGGCTCGCCAGCCTTGAGAAGCGGTACATGTTCCCGGTGGATGAGCGTGATCCGGAATCGGGCGAGTGGGTGCAGCGGGCGTACTGGTATCGGCGGATCATCGACACCGAGCGGGACGTGCTTTTCAAGGCAATCCCGGTGGATGACGAGGTTCCGCAGTGGGAGGTCGAGCGCGAGGTGGTGCACGGCTTTGGCTTCTGCCCTGTGATCTGGGTGCAGAACCTGCCGGTGCAGGACGACATTGACGGAGATCCTGACTGCCTTGGCATTGAGGACATGTGCGAGCAGATCGACGCGCTGCTGTCTCAGGCCAATCAGGGCATTCTGGCAAGCTGTGACCCTACTCTGCGGATCATTACGGACGCGGAGCTCGACAGCATTCGCAAGGGCAGCAAGAACGCCCTGAAGCTGCCGCAGGGGTCAAGCGCAGACTACATGGAGATCAGCGGCCACGGCATCAAGGCGGCGCTCGACATGGTTCAGCACCTCCGCACGCTGGCACTTGAGGTGGCTCAGTGCGTGCTGGATCAGGGCGACAGCACTTCCAGCCGGCGCACCGCAACCGAGATTGAGCGCAAGTACGCATCCATGCTTGCCAAGGCGGATGTGATCCGTGAGCAGTATGGCGAGCGATGCGTGAAGCCGCTGCTTGAGATGATGGTTCGCGCCATTCGGTTGATTGAAACGCCTCGCGCTGTGGATGGGCACATCCTGCGGCAGCAGGTGAAGCTGCCACTTCGGATCGTGATCAAGGACGACCTCACGACCGAGCGCGTGGCGCGCAAGCTCTCGGAGGAGGGAGAGATCATGATCAACCTCAATTGGGGGCCGTACTTCAACCCGTCTCTCGACGAGGCGTTCAAGGCGGTGCAGGCCGCAACGACCGCTCGATTGGGTGGCATGTTGGATCATGAGCACGCGGTCAGCTTTACGGCGCCCTACTTCCTTGTGGAAGACGCACGCGGCATGGCGCGCAAGGTTCAGCAGGAGCAGCAGGCATCCAGGGACCAGCTTGATAATCAGCTCATGCAGGGCTTGAGCGGCATGGAGTGGGGCGAAAGCAAGCTGACGCAGGCAGCTGATGCAGCCAAGCTGGTGCCGCCCCTTCCGGAGGACGCGGAGCCGGTCAGTGAGACGAACTGATGTTGATCTGCGTTGACTTTGACGGAGTGGTGGTTTCCACAAACCGCCCATACGCAGACACAATCACGCCGTTTCAGTTCATGCCTGGAGCCAAAGAGGGGCTGATCTCCCTCAAGAAGGCAGGGCATACACTGGTGCTGTTCAGTGCTAGAGCCAACCGCTCGCTGCTGTTTACGCCCGAGTGGGATCCGTTGGTGAGGGCTGGAGTGCGGCGCCCTCATGCGGCTGCATGGGCTGCCAGCAAAGAGATTCATTGGGCGCGCTACCGCCAGATGTGTGACTTTTGTGCCACGCATTTGGCTGGTGTGTTTGATGTGATAGATGACGGATTGCAGGGAAAGCCACTAGCTGATCTGTTTATTGATGATCGGGCGCTTTCTCTGGAATCGGGATGGCCCAACATCGCAACGCTTTACGGCGCCCTTCCGCAGGCGCCCGAGGACACCAATGGCTGATGACTCCAAGCTCATTCTCTCCCCCTCTGACGCTGCGCCGGCCAAGGACAAGGTGATCCACCGCCAGAAGTTCATGGGCGGGCGCATGACGCCGCAGGAGGCCCATCAGAAGTGGGGCATTGGACGCGGTTGCTATAGCTGCAAGGCTCCTGGCACCTGCCGCATTCGCGTGTTCATGCCTGTGGATGAGGCGCTCAAGCGTGCCCCGAACCTGCTGGCGATGATCATGGCGTCCAACCCGGACGAGTCGGGCAAGCTGCCCACCGTGCGCTTCAAGGAGTCCTCCAGCGACATGATCGGCAAGGACTACATCAAGGCCAGCGACACGGTCTGGTGCGATAACTGCAAGGTTGAGGCGCGGCTTGAGGCCGCTCGCAGCTCTCCGAGCTGGGCTGTGGTCGAGATCGATGACGGCAAGAAGGACACCATCAAGGTGGGCTACGGAGACTAGCATGGGCGAGAAGGCTGCCCGTTACATGGCCTACAAGCGCAAGCCGGCCCCTCCTCCTTCCCCTGGGGAGGAGCGGGCACTTGAGCGCATGGAGGCTGAAGCAATCGAGCATGGCGCCACCTTGCACTCAGCGGGGCGGGGCGGCCTGCCTGCCTCTGTTGTGCTTGGCATCTTCCGTAGGGATGGCTGGCACTGCCACAAGTGCGGCGACACCAAGGATCTGACAGTGCATCACAAGGCCGACGTACTCGCCTCAGACTACCTGCGGCGACTTCACCGTGTGGCTGGGCGCACTGATCCGAAGAACCTCGTCACGATCTGCCATGCCTGCCACGACGATATTCACGAAGAGGCTAGAAAGCAGGGCATTGAGGCTGACTAGAAATTCAAACAGGGCTGCTGAAATTCAAAAGGGGCTGCACACTTCCAGTGAATGCTGACGTGAGTGAAAAGAGAACGCTGGAGTGGTTGACCCGGGCGCTTCTTTTTGACACCACAGAAATTCAAAAGGGGCTGCCTATAAGTACCAAGAACTAGCTTTTATTGAAGAACCTAAAGGTTCTTCAAAAAAGCGCGCCGAAGTTGACGGCGCTTCTTTTTATGAGAAGGAAGTCTGGAGTGGTTGAGGGGGCTTGGGAGGGGGGTGTAACTACTCCAGCGTTAAGAGCGAGCAGCGCCCTGATCCGCTGATGCCCCAAATTTGAACGCTAGTGCCCTTCCCAGCCCTTTTCGCACCCTAGTGGCTGTCTCTGTCTGACCAAGAGCGCGCGAGACGCTCTGGAGCCGTTTATGGCGAAGCCCAAACAGTTGCGCGAGTACCAGCGTGAGCTCAAGCGGAACCGCGCCACGTTGGACCGCGTTTTGGATCGGCGCAGCGTGCTGGCGCTCAAGCGGTACTTCGACAAGGCGCAGGACGAGTTGGAGCGTCAGCTGTTCGTGGTGGCGCGCTCAGCGGGCATGACGCCGATGACGCCGTTGCAGGCGCAGCAGTTGCTGACTCAGGTGCTGATCGCGCAGCAGATCATCGCCAAGAAGCTGCATGAGCAGTTCATGCCCGTGTCGGAAGAGGTGCAGATCGAGGGAGTGCGCGAGACGGATCGCACGCTATCGATCCTGAACGTGGCGTTGCTGGGAGAGGCCATCACGCTGTCGCTGACAGATCCGGTGGTGCTGCAGGGGCTGGTCGAGCGGAGGCGTGCGGCGCTCAAGCTGGCGAATGGCGCCTCGTTTACGCACTACGGGGACGCATTGATAAAGACGGCGAAAGAGCGTGTGGCTTTGAGCCTTTCGTTGAGCGAAACGCCGATGGAAGCGATTGAGAAGATCAGGCAAGGGCTGGAATCGACTTGGTGGCAGGCTGAACGCATTGTGGTCACAGACACGGCCAAGGCGTTCAACAGTGCTCATGCGGACAGCATCAAAGAAGCCGCCAAGGATCTTCGGGATCTCAAGAAGCGCTGGACTGAGCTTGTGGATGACGCCACGGGCCTGCCAATGGACAATCGCGTTGGCAAGGACTCAATGGTGCTGCATGGGCAGGTAACGGCCACGGATGGGGTGTTTGTGATGCCACCCGATCCGACTGTGCATCGCAGCTTTTGGAATCAGACGTACTTTGAAAGCCCGAATCGTCCTAATGATCGCAGTGTCACGATGCCTTGGCGACCAGGTTATCGTATTCCGGGGTGGGAATGGAAAGACGGGCAACGCGTTGACATCGTCCCTTGACGAGGTTTCAAGCCGCAGATCAAATCGCTTGACGTGACAGAAAAAGTTTGTCGGCGTATTGTGCGAATGTTGAACGTCTTGAAAGGACGACAGATGGCCGTGAATCCGAGCAAGCTCAAGAGCTACATGGCGCAAGTTGCCGAAGATTCTGCCTATCCTGACTATGACGAGGACGAGGAATCCGTCCACGAATACAAGGAAGAGGCCGAAGAGGCGCTTGAAGAGGCTGGCGCATCGGGCGACTATGAAGGGTTTCTGCACATGCTGTTTGAGCATGGCAGCGCCATTCAGGCTGCGGCTTCTATGGTATATGTGACTGCGCTTGACGCCATTGATGATTCTACCAAGGCGGCTATCAAGGAAGCGATGGCCGATCTTCCGCCTGAGCTTGTGGACGGCATCAAGGCGCACTTGGCCGAGATGGATCCCGATCAGTTGCATGAGATGATCGAGAGCCTTGAAGAGGCTGGCGCAATCGAAAACGACGCGGCTGTGGTGCCCTTCCTGTATTGGGCCTCGCGGGCGGTCTAGGTCAAGTTGACGATTCCCGTAGAATGCGGGAACGTGGAGGAATCATGGCGCGCACCGTGGCAATGACCTATCCGCTCGACAAGCCGATTGAGATTCGGCCTGGCGTTATGCACCGCGAGGCTGACTTTCACGGAAGCGAGAAGTGGTACGCGCTTCCCCCGGAGGCTCCGGAGCGGACGGCCAAGGGCGACCTCGGCCTTTCCAGCATTCGCAACTTTGAATCGCGTGCGCTGACCAGCTCCGGTGCGCCGTTCACCCTGAAGAAGTAGAGGCATCCAATGGCATATCGTCCCCCGCCGTCCCCCGGCAATCTCCGGTCCAGCCGTAACCGCGCGCTTGAGATCGGCACGCAGCGTTCAGGCTTTGCTGGCGCGGCTGAGTATGACGCTCAGGCTGGCGTTCCCATGCTTCCGGGCGTCACGACTGCTGGGCACTACGTTGAGCAGCCGCCGATGATTTCGACCTCCGGCAGCCCGATCAACACGACCACTCCCTTTTCCAATCTCAAGAAGTAGAGGCTTCAATGAAGACGGCAACTGAGATGGCGGCTGCGATCAGCCCCGCGATGCCTGAGCCCACCAACGTCTACGACGCGGTGGCTGGCAAGTACTACGACACTGTGTGCAGCACGCCTGCCGCTCCGGCAACCATGCCGCTGCCGGCAACCCCCTCGCCTTTCGCCAACCTGAAGGCTGGCAAGTAGGAGTTCATCATGGATACCAGCAACATCGGACAGGGCCGTCAGTACAACGAGGTCGTGGACGCCTACGACGCCAAGGCCGGCAAGTACGGCAACCAGCTTCCGGCGATCCCGACCGACGCCAAGCTCCCCACGCAGCAGATGCCGATGGCGCCTGCGCCTTCGCCGTTCGTGCTCAAGGGCGCGGGCACGGGCGAGCGATAAGTGGCCTCGACGTTCTCACTGCAGGGATCGTACACGGCGAATCCGGTTTCGGGTTCGCCGTCTGCTGATCCCCAGATCACCGCTCCCATCAATGAGATGATGGTGCTGTCGAACGAGTCCGTTTCGCAGCTGACTCTGAACACTGATGGAATGACCACGCTGCCGATGTGTGCAGTGGACGCGGTCAATGTGCTGGTGCTGAAGTGCGTGGGCGGCAAGATCACTGTGTATCTGACGTCTTCTGACGGAACGACACAGGCGATTCCTGTTGACTCGTTCCTTGCACTTACTACGGCCAGCGCCGATATTACGGCCATTGAAGTGGAGCGCACGCCTTCCACGCAGACGGTCGTCAAGTACTTTCTCGGCCAGAAGGCGTAAAACCAAGTTCGTTGATTGAGTAGTTTTCCCTTATAGGAGTGTGTAATGGCTACGTCTGAGACACTGAAGAGCGCGCTGAACCGCGCAAACCCCAACACCCTTGCTGACGTGCTCGCCAAGATCGACCTTGGCACCATGCTGGCCCCCAACACCGTGACGGTTGCTCAGTCGGCAGCCACCACCATCACGCTTGATCCGCCGGCCCTCTTCGTGGCTGGCGTGCGCGTGACCGGCGGCGCGGCTGCAGCTGGCGTTCGCACCGTGACGGACGCGGGCGGTTCGGCCTCGGCCACCGTGTGCACCCTTTCGGCTGATGGCGCCACGCTGACCTTTGAGGCCAACGTGACCGGCGCTGTTGTGACCTACATGGCGCGTCCGGCTGTTGATCTCGACACCGCTTGGCCCTCTATCTAAGCGATTCCTTTCCGCCCGTGTGCGATACGCAGTTCACTGGCTGACGAGACACGGCTCGTTTAGCCATTCCCAGCAGAAGCTCGCACTTCGACCGTCACCACGCTAACGACGGCGGTGAATAGTCGGAAAGGCGAGAGAAGGAGAGCGGTATGCAGGAAGAGAACATTGGTACAACTGAGGTTGTGGCTCCTGTCGATCCGGCAGTGGCGGCAACTGTGGCTCCGGTTGTTGAGGCGCCCACGGCAGCGGTTGAGGCAGATCCTGGCGTTACGGCCATTGCAAATGGCAAGAACGTCATCATGCCGCAGCACACGCTGGGGAAGCTGAAGCAGGAGCAGCGCGAGCGCGGCAAGCGCGAGGCGATGACGGAGTTTGAGGCCAAGTTCAAGGCCGCAGGCTTCTCTAGCCTTGACGATGCGATTGCAGCTATCGCGGCGGCGCGGAATGCGCCCGCAGCCAAGCCCCCCGAGAAGGCGGCGGCCAAGACCAAGGCACCGGAACCTGAGCCTGAGCTTTATGCGGATGAAGAAGTGCAGACGACCGCACAGCCGCAGGGTTCGGATCAGGCCAAGCAGATGCAGCGCCTTCTGCGTGAGCGGGAGAAGCTGGCAAAGCAGTTTGCAGCAGAGCAGTCGCAGCGTCGAAAGCTCCAGCGTCAGCTGGAAGCCAAGGAGGCAGAGTTTGCCCTCCGTGAGACGGCTGTGGGCAAGGGCGTGAAGGACGTTGATTACGCTCTTCGACTGATTCAGCGCGAGCTTGAGAGCAAGGACGAGAAGGCACTGGCGGCGTTTGACGAGGCGAAGTTCTTCGACAACCTCCGCGCATCGCACCCGTACCTTTTCGGTGAGATGGTGGTTCCTGCAACCACGGGAACTGGCGTTGGAGCGGCTCCCGCCGCGCCCAAGGCGACGACCGTGCAGCAGGCCGCTGGACAGGCAGGCAAGGCGGATGCACGCAGTCTGAGTGCAGACGAGTTCCAGAAGTTGGTTCGTTCGCGTGGTTTTTCGACCACACTCTAGTTTGACGAAAACGTTTGAAACGGGAATGATCTTCCCGATTCGCTAGGAGACACTCAAAATGGCAGATTTCAGCACCATTCTGCAGACGCCGGAGATCCGCGCGCTCGTGCAGGAAAACATCCTTGAGCGTGCGTTCCACGACGCGCTCTTCCCCCGCATGCTGTTCCGTGGCGAGGCTATGCCGCAGGTGTGGCCGGCCAACGTCGGTGACAGCATGGTCTTCACTGGCGTCGGTCTGATCAAGCCGAAGATGAAGGCTCTGATGCCTGGCTCTGACCCGGCTCCTTCGACCTACTCGGCAGAGCAGTGGACCGCCACGCTTCAGCAGTACGCTGACAGCATCGACACCCACATGCCGACCAGCATCACGGCTATCGCCAACCTGTTCCTCCGCAACGCCCACCAGCTGGGTATGTCGGCTGGTCAGGCGCTCAACCGCATCGTGCGTGACCGCATGTACAACGCGGCTGAGTCGGGCTGGACCGTGGCTGATGGCGCGCAGGCTGCCACCTCGGCTCTTCGCGTGAAGCGCCTCAACGGCTTCACCCGCGCTCGTCGCCCCGACCTGCCGACCGGCAGCTCGGTGCGTTTCGACACCGTCTCGACCAACAACCCGCTCAAGATCACCGTGTACGACAGCGGCCTTGCGGCGCCGGTTGTGGTGAACGTGGTTGGTTACTCGCCTGACATGGCGGGTGACGAGATCGGCCCCGGCGTGCTGACCCTGTCGGCCCCCGTGACCGTTGCCGACCGTGGCTACATCTACTCCTACGACCGTTCCTACGTCGTGCGCGTCGGTGGCGGCTACTCGGTTGACGACATCGGCTCCAACGACACCCTCAAGCTGGCCGACATCCGCGCTGCGGTTGCTCGCTTCTGGCAGGAGAACGTTCCGGAGCACGCTGATGGCCGTTTCCACTGCCACCTCGACCCGACGTCGCAGGCGCAGGTGTTCGGTGATCAGGAGTGGCGTCAGCTGCTCACCTCGCTGCCGGACTACTACATGTACCGTCAGTTCGCCCTCGGCGAGCTGCTCAACACCGTGTTCTTCCGTAACTCGGAGTGCCCGGTTCCTGAGACTGTTGAGGGTGGCCTCACGGCAGACTTCTCGCAGGACGATCCGTTCGCTGGCGAGCTCTACAACGACGGCACCACGGATGGCGTGAAGGTTCATCGCGCGCTGTTCACGGGTCAGGGCGGTATCTACGAGTACCACCAGGACCTCTCTGGCCTCCTCACCGACGCTGGCATCACTGGCAAGGTTGGCGAGCCCAAGATCACCAACAACAGCATCGAGGTCTTCACCGACCGCATCCAGCTGATCCTCCGCAGCCCGCTGAACCGTCTGCAGGATCTGGTTTCGACCAGCTGGAAGTTCATCGGCGACTGGCCGGTTCGCACTGACGCCACCACGGGTGATGCGGCTCGCTTCAAGCGTTTCGCTGTCGTGATGAGCGGCGAGTAGTCATAAACCCTAGCAGTGCCCTGCTTGATGCAGATGCGGGCGCTGCTAGGACTGCACATGGTCGGCCCCTCTGCCCAATCAGTCTGTAGACCGTTTGGATACGGGCCGACCTTCTATAAAGCCTGCCAAGGCTAGGTGCGAAAGCACTCCTCAAACTGGCGGGCTACTCCTTTCGACCACCCCTTTGTGGGCTTTGTG